ATCTTGCCGTAAACAATATCCCGCCCACTGTGTTGCGCCGGTATCACATCAAGAAGTCTTGCCGTTGTCCTTGTGCTGTCCAAATACGTTTTATACATGGAACGTTCGGAGATTAGCCGGTGTTGCTTCTTGATATTTGCAAATATTTCACGTAGTTTTAATTCGAGAAGTTGGTCCCTGGTAAATGTTTTGCCGTTGCGTAATCGTTTCAGCTGTGCCGTAAGTACGGGGTCATTGCCAGGATTACTGTTCTTAAGTACATCATCCGCCCATTGTACTGCCGAAAGCTTCTCACTGAATGTGGGCAGACCCATAGCATCTTCAAGCGTTGGGTAGTTTGAGTAGAACTCATCTACAACACGCTTTACTTTGGGGATAGCACGTGTCAAGGCTGCATCTAACTTCACCTCATCACGCGCAAGCCGCTTGATAGTACGCTTCTCTGCGGCTATCGTATCCTTTTCAATGCGTTTCTGTTTCTCATACTTGGTCATCGGCGGCAAACCCATCATAAGTGGTCAGTATGGCTTCACGCTCTGCTTTAATGGTCGGTATGTCCTCTTCGTTTCCGATGACTGATGCACCTTTTTCGGTACTCATTACACCCGCATCAATTGCAGGTTTCACCCCTGCCATTTTCTCCTCAAGAGTCTCAATAACTATAGCATCAAAGGTGATTTCAATATCAAGCAGCTCATTAAATGCCTTTGCTACTTCCTGACGTTTTTCCTCTACCCTGCTGATTGTTGATGCCATCATGCGTTTTAGAGCAATGGCAGACAATTGTGATATGTCCGTGATACCGAGTGCCACTTTGTTCACTGCCAAAGAGCTGTAAATATCGTTGATATGATTCTCCCTTGCAACCTGTGTCTGCTCTATCTTGCTTTCAAGGCTGATCTGCTCAGGCTTGTTGCCGCCGTCTCTAATCACTACAACGCGGTCACGTAGGTTAACTTTAGCATTACCATTCTCATCATACTCCAAAGCCTCTTCTGGCAGTGCAAGCAGCGGATTAGCGATCTTGTCGAATGTCTGGGATGCAATTGTATTGGCTACCACGAGCTCTCTAAGCAGAGCCACGTTATCATCAGTGAAGTCGCTTTCTCCGTTGAACACAGTATTTTGCACCTCAGCTACACTTAAACCCTCTGTGAACTCAATGCTGTAGATGCCGTTCTCATCTTCTGCCTGTTGCAACCCCTGTATGTCCGTATCAATATATGTAATGCCACCCTCTTTTTTGTTTACAACGATGTCTCGGTATGCAATCATTCCCTCTGTGTGGCTCTCAACCCGGTATGTTTTACTCTCTTCATTCTCATCTACTACATTGAAGATATTGTAACTCTTTACCTTGTCTTGAATGAACTCGTCATACTCCACAAAATAACTTTGTGCATTATAAATGTTGATATATGTCCGACCTCCATCTTCGGCACGTCTCAGAAGACATGACCCGCCGATACTCTGCTCTTTGAGTGCCTGTTTTACTTTGGATAGAAGATATGCATCCCCTTTGCCATTAAACAGCACTGTGCCACCTGTTGCATAGGTGATGTAAGCCGATGCCGCCGCCGAAAGGATATTAGAGGGGACGATGAGGTTGTCAATAGTGGTGTATTGTGGCTGTCCTCCTGCAAAGCCAGAAAAAACGCTGCTGCCTTGAACAATAGCACCGCTTCCCATAAATTCAAGTTTGACACGGCTTGTCACTTCGCTTCTAAAAACACCCGTGGAACTTTCGTTGAATATCTCTTTGTTACGCTGATAGTTTTGGTATTTTTTAGTCTTGAAATAGTTGAAGAGTTGCATAAATAGCCCTTTTTTGGAAAGGCTATCTAAAAATTTGGAATGGAGTTAAATTCCAATAGGCTTTGAGACTCTGCCGGCGTTCCATCTTCTTTTATAGAGATGCGATAAAGAGTATCTAACACTGTCAATTTCATCACTGAAATCATGATTAGGTTTATTCTTTGGCTTGCCTGTCAGTTTGTCAATTTCCCAACTGTAGTTACTGAAAGATGCAATAAACGGGGTAAGATGAGCGTTGATAATAATATCAAACTCCTGCATATATGATATGCCCCCACTTACGCTGTCTTTGCCTTTCTCCGCTCCTATTGCATTAATATTCAGCGTTCTAAGGTGTGCTATTGTCTTAGGCTCCGCGCTGTCACATCTTGTTATATGTGTGTGTGCTCTCATGCGTTTAATCTTGTCTGCTATCTCCGAGTTTGCCATTCCCCTTTTACTAAAACCGTCAAACACATAAAGCTTCTTGTTTTTGTGGTCGATGTAGTTTATAGAAAACGTTGTTGGGTCATTGGTAAAGCCGAAGTCCATTCCTTGCACGCACTCCAGACCCTTAACTTCATCCTCTCGGATCATTCTAACCTCTGTATGCTCAAAGATTAAGCCCTCTGCTACACCATGCTGCCCAAGATAGATATGATCGTACTTCTTCGGTCGCCGCGTCTTCATCTCTTCGGCTTCTTTAATGATCTCTTCGGAACAAAAAGGATTCTCAATGTAGTTGATGTGAACGACCACTTTATCCTCTTCTGCTGTATCATGCATTAGCAGTTCAATAGGATCGTCGGGATGTCTTGGGTTGAACGTAAAAAAAAGTTTAGAGCCTTGTTTACGGATTGTAGGAATCAGTATTTCAAGGGAATATTGTGAAAGGTTCATAGCTTCTTCACACCATACAAGATTAATACCCTCCATTGACTTCACACTGTCTGCTGTGTGGTTCTGCATCCCTGTAAACAATATTTGACCTTTCCCCATCTTGCAGCGTATTTCTGTGTCTAATATTTCAAAGTATGGATGTAGACCATGATACGCTATGCGTTCTTCAATAAGTTTCTTTGACGAGAATTTGATTGATTTTTGTATCTCACGGATGCATAGAAGCGTTTTATCTTGATGGAGTACCAGCTCGTATAACATACGGTCTGCCACTGCCCAAGACTTCCCGCTCGCTCGCCCGCCTTTGAGAAAGTAGTAACGGAGGTCTTTTGTGTAGATGGGTTGGAGAAGTTTAGGAACTTGTATTTTCACTCTCTGCCCCAACAAACTCAACTTTGATGCTTCCTATCTCAGCCTTACTCTGTTTGTTGTCTTTTTCATAATATCCCTGCATCCGATTTATCGTGTCAATAGCTTTATTTGCCCCGCTGCTGTCAAATTTATATTCGCCCGTTGGCTTTCCATCTGCATCGAATATAGGCTCTGCCTGCATACACCTCTCAACAATCTCTACAAGCCTTTCGCGAACCCACACAGCGGACACATTTGATTTCTCCTCTATTTTTTTACGTATTTCGGATATTCTCGCCCATATATCGTCCTGCTTTGTAAGCTTGTATCCTTTATTGTTTATTGTTTCAGGCTTCATATTCCCAGTTGAGTAGGCAGCTTTATATGCATTAGTGGCATTGCCGCCATTTGCTACATATTCCTGACAAAACTTTTCTTGTCTTACTGTTAGCATATCACCCCTTTCTCGGTCTATAAGTCTTACACGCCTGCCCATTAAGTACCCTCTCGCACTCATCGCAACAAGTACGCTTCCTATTTCTTGCCATTATATCATAACGCTTTCCACACACCCAGCACTCTGCCGGCTTCTTGTTTTTTTCGCAGTATTTCCGTTTCGCATGGTCATACCTGCATCCGTAGCAACAGTATTTCTTATGCGGGTTGAAGTACCGTGTCCGAAACACTTTGGGCTTGCCGTCCTCCATGTTGATGCAATGTGGGTTTGCACAACTTTTTAATGGCATGATGGTATTAAATCACATACACCGTAATGGTGGTCTCTGTGTTGTTCTTGATGACATCCATGATATGTATCTCGTGTCCGTCGAACTCAAATTTAAATTCACCTTTATTCACGGCGCTGATTGCCGCTTCCCTCTCTTTGCCGGCGAAGTACTTGCCCTCTGTTGTTTTAACTGTAATCATGCTGACCCCTTAATATATAATCATCAATAATATCCCTACATTCCTGAACCCCAGTAGCGAATGTAGCATAATATCCTGCCTCTTTTAGTCTTTCGTGCATTGCCTGCTGTC